AGCTAAGCACATGATCCGCATCATACTGTCCAGCAAGAAGACTAACAAAGAGATATGCTATCACACTGTGCAGCGCATGGATGAAGCAGAACGTCATGCGGAAGTGTATAGCCGCATGGAAGGTATCAAAGTAGAAGTGTTGCAGGATTGCAACGTGATATAATGGTAACATTGACGCAGCTAAACATAACGACTAACCTACATATGTCTAACACAGGAGAGACAGACATGACTAACACACAAAACTCTAAGATCATCACACACCTTCGTGCTACCAAGGGTCTGACCCAGCGTGAGGCTATGCTGGACTACAGTATTCAGTCATTCACTAAGCGTATCTCTGAGCTACGCAAGTCAGGGTATCGCATTGATGGCGTTAAGGGTAAGCACCCTGTGACTGGTCAGCAGTACACACGCTACGTTCTGATTGATGAAACTAGTGGAGCGTAAGGGTAAATACATAGGGTATGATGGTGATGGGAGAGTTGTCATCATATCCTCTAACAAAAGTATAGTAATTCAATACCTTAAAGAGAGAGAACAATGACTAAGAAGATAATCAAAACAGAACTAACTCGTGACGAAGTACTTAAACTACTGGAAGTATACACCTGTATGGACAGCATGGTGGATGACACAATGGAGATGATGGACGTGCGACTGTCGCAACTCAGTGATCTGCGAGATAAGGCTTATGCGTTGAAACATATGTTTGACTTCCGTCCGACTGTAAAGGATGATGGTAACCCTAACCACTGGAAGCCATATGTATTGCCTGATGATCCAACCGCTTGGTACTACGAAGGAGACAGCTAATGATTGCAAGTAAAGCCATAAAAGTATACGCCAGTGTAGGCCAACCTGATGGTGAGTATGTCACTACAGTGTTCACCCCTCACGATGCTATCCAGGCTCGTACTAAACTGTTCAAGCGCACAGGTGTACGCCGTGTCATATTCAAGACAGCAGCAGAGAAAGAGCTTGTCTCATACAACAATGACAGGGTATCAAAACTATGATAAGAAACTTATTTGCATTATATATACTGTGGCCTTTCATAGCATTGCTACTGATATATGTATGCTAATACTAATGGCCCACACGATGATTGTACACATTGGGTGGGTCACTTACCTAAGTAGGAGAGAGAGATGAGAATACCTAACAGCAAAGACACACTAGAAAAACTACTATCATACTACCTCAAAAGTGCTGCCTTTGCTAAACTCAAAGGTAGAACTCAGAAGAGTTATGAGGCTCACCTAAACAATGTAAGTAATACATTCGTGGGCAGTCGTAAGTTGAAAAACTTTATAATCGAAGACATCAAGCCTAGCCACCTAAACAATGCCTATGAGCAGTGGCTAAGCAGCGGTACTCGTACTGCTAACTATCGAAAGTCTAGCCTGAGTGCAGCTTGGAATTATGGTATGCGTAATGACATCATGGATAACAATCCTGTTAGTCGCATAAAGACACAAGCAGACAGTCAGCGCAGCGTGAAGTGGAGCAAGGATCAAGTCAAGACATTCCTGAGTACAGGGTATTCAGATATGCGCTGGCGTAGTATTACTCTGATTGTACACATGGCATATGACTGGGGGCAACGTGTAGGTGATATGCGTACACTCACATGGGATAAGTTAGACCTATCAGAGTGCCGCCTAGATATTACACAGTCTAAGCGTGGAGCAGAGGTACACCTACCAATCAGTGCGGGGCTTTGCCGTATGCTACAACAACAGAAGGAAGATTTCGGATTCCAGGATTGTGTTGCACCTAGAGTTTATCCTAGAGCAGGGGCTTATACACCCTATGATATTGAAGAAGTATCTTACTATATCAATGAGGTACTAGCAGAAGCTAACCTACCTAGCCACCTCACTGCTATGGACTTACGGCGTACAGCTGTGACAGAGATGATGGAGGCTGGTGTTGACCTTGCAGGTATCATGCAGGTAACAGGACATAAGAGTGTCAACAGTGTGAAGCCTTACATGGTTAATACATTCAGTGGTGCATCCAAGGCACTAGCAGCGAGAGGTAATGATGATGAACATTCGTAAATACCTCGACAGCCTAGACCTACGTGAGGATGAGAGTAGACGCATGAACTGCCCCTCATGCCACAGTAAAAACACATTCACTGTCACTAAAGAGATGGGACAGATCAAATACAACTGTTACAAGTTAGACTGTAGCATAGGTGGATACCACCACACTGACCTCACAGCAGCAGAGATAAAGATACTCATGGCTAAACAGGAGAAGCCTATACAGTTAGAGCCTGAGACTATGGAGATACCTGAGTATGTCGTACAGCCTACAGCAGAGCATGACAAGTTTCACAGGTTCACACGGCGCTGGGGTATTGTAGACAGGCGGCTACTCTATGACGTTAAGGATGAACGTGTTGTGTTCCCGATACACTACAAGGGACGCATTGTTGACGCTAACGGTAGGGCTGTAGGCGAGAAGCTGCCTAAGTGGTATCGCTACACAGGTAAGGCTGACTACTACACGATAGGGACGGGTAGCAATCTACTTGTACTGGAGGATTGTGTCTCTGCTATGGTTGCTTACCAAGAGCTTCCCAATGTTACAGCTATGGCTATCCTTGGCACAGCTTTGACATCTGCACACATGAATAAAATAAGTCAGTATGATAATGTCATAGTAGCACTAGATCCTGATGCTGCACACAAGACCTTGCAGTTCAGCAGAGAAATAACACTATGGACAAATGCAAATAGTACAGCCTTTAGGCTTGACGATGACATCAAGTATAGGCTAACTGGTGACCTAGAGAGATTAAAGGAGTTATTATCGTGAATGATCTAAAAGATTTCCTCAAAGATATGGGACTAGAGAGTGTCCACCCTAAGCCCAGCGCAAACAAGCCTGACTATATGCAGCCAGGATATTATGTAGATCCACGAGATGCTAACGGAGAGGTACCCTTCTAATGAAACTAATGTTCTTACTTATATGGTTTAACGCTGTGCCAGAGCAGGGTGTTAGGTATCATCACCTTGGCACATTCGACAATGAAACAAAGTGCATGACAGAGCTTCGTATTGCCTCTGTTCTAGTCAACGATAAACAAGAGACCTTAGAGTGTATTGGAGTACGCATCAATGATTAAAGCAACATACGTTGACCACATGGGTACAGATCTGACAGTAGCTAACGCAGCACGGGTCAGCTTTGGAAAGACAAGTGAGATGGAAGACGATCCTTGGGGGCCACCAGTACTAAAAGGTAAAGACGATAAGCTGATCCGCTACCTTGCCAAGCACAAGCACATCAGTCCATTCGGTCACTGCTTCGCATCGTTTCACATCAAGGCACCAGTGTTCGTAGCACGTCAGTTAGTCAAGCATAAGTTCTTGAGATGGAACGAAATATCCAGGCGTTATGTTAAAGATGAGCCAGAGTTTTACCAACCTAAGCTACGTTCTGCCGCCAAAGATAAGAAGCAGGGTAGTGGTGACCCTCTGATACTTAGCATACAGCAGGATGAAGTGATCAAACAGGTTCACATTCAAGCGGATAAGCAGTACAGATACCTACTACAGACAGGCGTTTGTGAGGAACAAGCAAGGGGTATCCTTCCTCTGAACCACATGACGGAGTGGTACTGGTCAGGTAGTCTTGACGCCTTCGCTGATATGTGTAACTTACGCTGCAAGTCTGATACTCAGTCAGAGACACGAGAGGTAGCACGACAAATAGATCATAAGATGATTGAACTATTCCCTGTGTCGTGGGATGCACTAACGGAGGATGATGATGACTGATAATGAGTGGCCTTTAGAGGCAGACTTTAGTGACATCAGACCTATGACACCAGAGGAACGTAAAGCGGCACAGGAACGTGACGAAAGGAATGGTAAGAGTAATGATAAAGAGCCAGTGGAAGAAGCTAGTAGCAGCAGAGCAAGCATACAAGGATAGCGTAATGAGAGATCACGAGTTCAGTAACACAGTATTAGCAGAGCATACAGCAGACATCGTGAATGAACCTAAGCACTATGCACGGTGGGCCATTGAGCCTATCACATACATCATGCGTAATGGCTTTGACTTCTGGCGTGGCAACATTATTAAGTATGCCAGTCGTGCAGGTTACAAGATGTACGAGGGTAAGACGCAGGTAGAAAGTGAGATCATTGACTTAGAGAAAGTTCAACGCTATTGTCAGATGCGTATCAATCAACTTAATGGAGAAGATAAGCTATGATACCTATAGGTCAACTAAGATTGTTACTCACTAAGGCGGGGCTAGAGTATGTTATCACTCGTGTTGAGGGTAACGTAGCACACGTCAACATTCTTGTAGCGGAGCAACCCGATGTACACAGTTGAGTTTGAATCAGATGCAGCAGTAATCACAACACTAGATCAAAGTGATATGTATGAAGATGTTGAGGTTATCTTGGGTGATGGAGGTGATGTGTACATCAGACAGTATGAACCAGACATGGATTCATACCAGCTAATACTCATGAGCGCACAGCAGTGGATAGACTTGATGGCTGCATACAAAAGCAAGGAAGGGGCGTACTACTTGGAGGTGAGACATGAGTGATGAGGGAATGTATTTCTTGGGTGGTGCTTTTGCAGTTTATGTGTTAGCACTTCCCTTATTCTATCATATGGTAGAGCCAGAAGATCCTGAGGAGAATACTTCTGGCCCTATCAAGTTCGCCTTCCTGTGGCCTCTGATTGCACTGGAAGTAATATACCGTATCTTTGTAGGAGAGA